AGTAAATATATCGCAGACGTCTTTTCCTAGTCAGTTTGCATCAGATGCGGAAAAGGAAACATTAGAGTTCGGATTGCAAGTGGGTCAAGCTATCACTTACGAATGGTTCCGGAAAGATGGTAATCAATGTAGATACTACAGTCAATGGAGAGACTTCCATAGATTAAGACTATATGCTCGTGGAGAGCAGCCAATTCAAAAGTATAAAGAAGAGCTTGCTATTGATGGCGACCTTTCATATATAAACTTGGATTGGACACCTGTCCCTATTATCCCTAAGTTTGTTGATATCGTTGTCAATGGTATGTCTGACCGTTTATTTAAGGTTAAGGCATATTCTCAAGACGCAATGTCTCAGGCAAAGCGTAGCAAGTATCAAGATATGATTGAGGGTCAGATGGTTGCAAAAGACCTTTTGATGAACATCAAAGAGCAAACAGGTGTAGACCCGTTTGTTATGCAGCCTGATGAGTTACCTAGTAATGATGAGGAGCTGTCTTTGTACATGAACTTAAACTACAAGCCTGCGATTGAGATTGCTGAAGAAGAAGCTATCAATACCATTCTTGAAGAGAACCACTATGATTACGTGAGAAGGCAGTGCGAGTATGACCTAATGACATTGGGTATTGCTGTTGAGAAGCATGAGTTTCTTCCCGGAGCAGGCGTGCAGATTTCATACGTAGACCCTGCAAATATTGTTTACAGCTATACTGAAGACCCATACTTTAGAGATTGCTTCTATTGGGGAGAAATCAGAACTCTTCCAATTACAGAGCTTTTAAAGATTGACCAATCTTTGACTAAAGAAGATTTAGAGAAGATTTCAAAATACAGCCAAAGTTGGTATGACTACTACAATGTGGCTCAGTTCTACGAGAATAATATCTTTTACCGTGATACGTGCACTCTTCTTTACTTTAACTATAAGACTACTAAAAAAATTGTATACAAGAAGAAAATTCTTGACAATGGAAATACTCGAATGATTGAAAAAGATGAGGAGTTCAATCCACCTGTTGAAATGATGGAGGAAGGCCGATTCGAGAAAGTAGAGAAGACTATTGATGTTTGGTATGAAGGCGTAATGGTCATGGGTACTAATATCTTGCTTAAGTGGCAAATGTCTGAGAATATGGTTAGACCAAAGTCAGCCACTCAGCACGCACTTCCAAACTATATTGCTGTTGCCCCTCGTATGTACAAGGGTGTAATTGAGTCACTAGTTCGCAGAATGATACCATTCGCTGACTTGATTCAGTTGACGCACTTGAAGCTACAGCAGGTTATCTCACGCGTTGTGCCTGATGGTGTATTCATTGACGCCGATGGTCTTAATGAGGTTGACCTTGGTACAGGTGCTGAATACAACCCTGAGGATGCGCTAAGACTATACTTCCAAACAGGTAGTGTAATTGGTCGTAGCTACACTCAAGATGGTGAGTTCAACAATGCTCGTGTTCCAATCCAAGAGTTGAATAGCAACTCAGGTCTAAGCAAGACGCAGATGTTGATTACCAACTACAATCATTATCTTGACATGATTCGCTCAGTGACAGGTCTTAATGAGGCTAGAGATGGATCAGACCCTGATCCACGTGCATTAATTGGTGTTCAAAAACTTGCGGCATTAAATTCAAATACAGCTACACGTCACATTCTTGATGGTAGCCTATATATGTTCAAGGCTATGGCTGAGGCACTTACATATAGGATTGCTGATATCTTGGAGTACGCTGACTTTAAAGATGACTTTGCAAATAAGATTGGTAAATACAATGTATCCATTTTAGAGGAAATTAAAGACCTATACGTATATGATTTCGGAATTTTTATTGATGTCTCTCCTGACGAAGAGCAAAAAGCACAACTCGAGGCTAACATTCAAGTTGCTTTATCTAAGGGTGATATTAACCTTGAGGATGCAATTGATATACGCGAGATTAAAAATATCAAGTTGGCTAACCAACTTCTCAAAGTAAAACGAGTTAAGAAGCAAGAGCAGGAGCAGAAGAATGCTATGCAGATGCAAGCTATTCAAGCTCAGCAAACTCTTCAATCGCAGCAGATGGCAGCTCAAACAGCTATGGCTAAGATTCAGGCTGAGTCTCAAGCTAAGATGCAGCTGAAGCAAGCTGAGGTGGCTTTTGAGATTGAGAAGATGAAGAATGAGGCCATACTCAAGCAGCAGTTGATGGAGACAGAGTTCAATATGCAAATGCAACTTAGAGGCATGGAGGTTGAGTCTTTAAAGGAAAGAGAAGATAAAAAAGAAGAAGCCAAAGACAAGAGGGTTTCAATTCAAAATACTCAGCAATCTAAGCTCATAAATCAAAGGAAGAATAATTTACCTCCAATCGACTTTGAATCAAATGAGGATAGCTTGGATGGGTTTGATTTAGCGGAGTTTGAGCCTCGTTAAAACAATAAAAAATAATATATAACTTTGTAAAAATTTAATCAAATGGAATTTAAAGTAAAAGAAGTATCAGGCATCGTTGAAAAGAGTGCCGCTCAGATTGAAGAGGAATTGTTAACTAAGCATGAGGAGCAGTTTAATACTCCACCTCCTGTGGATACACCACCGATTGATGAGCCACCTGTTGAGACGCCTACAGAGCTTAAAGAAGAAGACGTTCTTTCATATTTAGGAAAACGATATAACAAGGAAATTAACTCATTTGATGAGTTAATGGCAGAACGAAAAGAGGCAGAAGAATTGCCTGAAGACGTTGGTGCATTCCTTAAGTACAAGCGCGAAACAGGGCGTGGTATCCAAGACTACTTGAAACTTCAAGAAGATTTTGATGCAATGAATCCTGACGTGCTTTTGAAGCAATACTTCAAGGACACTGAAATTGGTCTAGATGACGATGACATCGAGGCATTAATGGAAGAGTTCAAATATGATGAGGATTTTGACGATGAATCTCATGTTAAAAAAGCGAAGATTGCAAAGAAAAAAGTTATTGCTAAGGCCAAAGAACACTTCAATTCTCAGAAAGAGAAGTACAAGCAACCTCTTGAGTCAAGTGGGTCAGCTATTCCAAGTGCTGAGAAAGAAGAGTTTGAGGCGTATAAACAATATATACAACAAGCTAAAAATCTAGAGGAGGATCAAAATCGTAAAAGAGATTGGTTCTTAAAGAAAACTGACGATGTGTTTAATCAAGAGTTCAAAGGTTTTGAATTTAACATTGACGACAAGAAGGTGGTTTTCTCTCCGGGTGATGCCGCAGAGCTCAAGAAGCTTCAGTCTAATCCTGCTAATTTTATTAACAGGTATTTAGATGAAAGCGGAATGGTTAGTGACGCAGCAGGATACCATAGGTCTTTAGCAATCGCAATGAATCCTGAGAAGTTTGCCAAGTTCTTCTACGAACAAGGTCAAGCTGATGCGACAGATGATGTGATGCGTAAAACAAAAAACATCAATATGTCTGAGCGCAGAGCCCCTGAGGCAACCGTCAAAGGAGGAATGCAAGTCCGACAAGTAAATCCTGACACAGGTCGTGGGTTGAAAATCAAAAGTGCAAAAAGAATATAAACAATTAAAAAAAGAAAAAAATGTCTTTATTATCTACACCGGGCTTTCAGTTGCAGCCAAGTGCTGAACAAGTCCCATTGTCAACTAACTACTTGACAAACTTTAACTTCATGAATCAGTATTTACCTGATACATATGAGAAGGAATTTGAGCGTTACGGAAACCGTACCGTTGCATCTTTCTTGCGTATGGTAGGTGCTGAGATGCCATCTATCTCTGACCAAATCAAATGGGCAGAACAAGGCCGTCTTCACACGAAGTACACAAATGTTGTTTCTACAGCTACATTAACTAACGCTGACAGTGCTACATTCCAAGTGAATGATGCATTTGTAGTAACAAATGGTGTTGGTATTGCTTTCCGTGCAGGTCAAACTGTAATGATTACTCCTAACGTTGCGGGTCCAACTCAAAACAAAGGTATCATCACTGCTGTTAACACGGCTACTCGCCAATTCACAGTTGCTTTCTATGAGGCTAATGGTATGACCAATGCTTCTACAGCTAACGAATTTACTGTATTTGTTTACGGTTCTGAGTTCAAGAAAGGTACTACAGGTATGATCGGTTCATTGGAAGCTGAAGATGAAATCTTCTCTAACTCTCCAATTATCATCAAAGATAAGTACGCTGTTTCAGGTTCTGACATGGCTCAGATTGGATGGATTGAAGTGACTACTGAGAATGGTGCTACAGGTTTCTTGTGGTATTTGAAATCAGAGCACGAAACTCGTCTCCGTTTCGAAGACTATCTTGAAACTGCTATGTTGGAGGCTGTTCCTGCTGAAAACAACTCAGGTGTTGCTAACTCAGGTCTTAACCCGATCTATGGTAACAAAGGTTCTGAAGGTGTATTCTACGTAGTTAACTCTCGTGGTAACGTTTGGGGCGGTGGTAACCCAACATCTTTGGCTGACTTTGACACAATCATCTCTCGCTTGGATAAGCAAGGTTCTATCGAAGAAAACGTTCTCTTCGTTAACCGTGACTTCTCTTTCGACATCGATGATATGTTGGCTGCTCAAAACAGCTACGGTGCAGGTGGTACTTCTTACGGTTTGTTTGACAATGACAAAGACATGGCTTTGAACCTTGGTTTCTCAGGTTTCCGCCGTGGTTATGACTTCTACAAAACAGATTGGAAATACCTCAACGATCCAACAATGCGTGGTGGTTTGACTGCATCTGTTTTAGGAGCAAGCACTGCTAATGTTATCACAGGTCTATTAGTTCCTGCAGGTTCAACTACAGTTTACGACCAAATTCTTGGTAAAAATGCTAAGCGTCCATTCTTACACGTTCGTTACCGTGCGTCTGAGACTGAAGATCGCCGTTACAAAACTTGGATTACAGGTTCTGCCGGTGGTGCTGCTACAAACGACCTCGATGCAATGGAAGTAAACTTCTTGTCTGAGCGTGCAGTTTGTACACTTGGTGCTAACAACTTCGTACTTTTCCGTTACGGAGCATAAGCATAACAAACTTAGAGAGGGGCTTCGGTCCCTCTCTATTTTTTATTGTAAAATTTTAATTATATCATATCCATGAAAAAGAAAGAAGAGTTGGTTGCTGCCGACAGAATTTACCGATTGAAAAATGAGAAAGCCCCATTGTCTTTTATGTTGGCTTCTCGAAATACTAAAAGATTCCCATTGCTTTGGTACGATGAGGCAAAAAATGAGAATCGTCCATTGCGATATGCAATAAACCAAAAATCCCCATTTGAAGATGAGCAAGATGGAAATGCCATCGTAGAAGCTATCATCTTTGAGAATGGTTTCTTATCCGTTCCAAAACAAAATCCCGCCCTTCAGCAGTTCTTATACTACCATCCAATGAATGGTCTTGTATTTGAAGAAGTTAATCCTGAGCGTGACGCACAGGAAGAAGTTGAAATGCTTACTTCAGAAGTTGATGCGCTTATCAAAGCTCGTGAGCTTTCAATTGAAGAGCTTGAGACAGTTTACCGAGTGCTATTCAATAAAGACGTATCTCGCGTTACTACAGCTGAGATGAAGAGAGATGTCCTCATCTACGCTAGAAACTATCCGGGAAGCTTCTTAAATGCCTTAGACGACCCAATGTTAAGACTTCAGTCACAGGTACATATCTTCTTTGATATGGGCTTACTTGGCTTCAGAAGCAACAATAAAGAGGTGTGGTATAGCACGCCTACAAACAAGAAAAAAATGTTGAATGTACCTTACGGTGAGGATCCATATATGCTTGTTGCTATGTACTTAAAAACAGATGAAGGTGTCGAAGCATTAAAAATGTTAGAGCATCATTTGGAAAATGCATAAATAACATTATATTTGTAACGTTGTTTTAGAGTTCTTACTCATTTCTCTGTTGATGAAGGCCGCTATTTGCGGCCTTTATTTTTTTGTATCTTTGTGAAAAGATATCACTATGATAAATTCGGTAAGGAACACTGTATTATCTATTCTTAACAAGAACAACTACGGATATATTTCGCCATCTGACTTTAACTTGTTTGCAAAGCAAGCTCAAATGGAGATTTATGAAGAATACTACAGCAGTTATAACAAGACAATTAATGCTGAGAATGCACGCGTATCAGGTACTGAATACGCTGATATTGAGAACCCAATTGCAGAGGTATTAGAGTCATTCTTAAGAAATGACACTTTATCTCAGGTTACAGCCTCAACCAATCAGTATTATGTGCCATCGCCTATTACAACAGGCTACAACTTCTTTATGATTAGTCGATTGACTTGCTTTGACCCTACAGGAACAACAAGGTTGGGTGATGCTGAGAAGGTGGCTAATGCGCGTATTTATAATTTGTTGGACTCAATGCTTACAGCCCCAACAACAAAGTACCCTGCATACACTATTGACGGAGATATAATTACAGTTTATCCTGATACCATTAACGGCGTATCATCTTTAAAGTGCTCATACTTTAGATTGCCTTTAGATCCTAAGTGGACATACATTAACTTGCCTAACGGTGAGCCTGCATTTGACCAATCGCAGCCTGATTATCAGGACTTTGAGCTTCCGTTAGAAGATGAGTATAAAGTGGTAATGAAGATACTTCAATACTGCGGTATGTCAATTAGAGAGATTCAAGTTGCGCAATATGGTATTCAGCAGGAGCAGGCTGAGAATCCTGCATTTAGTATTCAAGAATAATAGACCATGGCATATATTTCACAGTATCAGTATTACGAAAACGGCGGTAATGCGCCTGAGGACGCCAATTGGGGGTCTTATCAGTATGTAAGCTTACATCAAATTGTCAACAATTTCATATTGATGTACACAGGAAACCACTCATTGGTTAACAATGAGGAGCGTTACAAGATTTTATTTCACGCAAAACGTGCAATTCAAGAATTGAATTACGATGCGTTTAAAGAGATTAAAGTACTTCAGTTGACCATCTGTGACCAACTGCGCTTTGTTTTGCCGTCAGACTATGTCAATTGGGTTCGTATCTCATTGTATAAGGATGGGTATATTAGACCAATGACTGAGAACATTCAAGTTCAGTCAGCCAAGGCATACCTTCAAGACCAAAACTGCAAGATTCTTTTTGATGAGCAGGGCAATGCATTGCAACCTGAGTTTTCTGAGCTTGATTGGGATCGCATTACAGGAATGCAAAAGAGCATCTATCTAAATCCGGGCAACCCATTTAATGGTGAGTATGGTTGGAATTATGACGGGATGTGGTTCTTTGAGAGAGGTATTGGTGACCGATATGGTCTAAATACTGAAACTGCTAACGCAAATCCAACATTTACCATTGATAAGAAGGCAGGAGTTATTAACTTTAGCTCACATATGTCAGGTGAGTCTGTTATCCTTGAGTACGTATCTGATGGTATGGAGAATGGTGATGACAGCTTAGTTACTGTAAATAAGCTATTTGAGAAGTATGTGTATGCGTACATTATGTATGAGATACTCAACTCAAAGCTTGGTGTTCAAGAGTATGTTGTGATGCGCGCGCGCAAAGAAAAGACATCTCTTTTACGTAACGCTAAGATTAGAATCAGTAATATTCACCCGGGCAGATTGCTAATGAACCTTCGTGGTCAGAACAAATGGGTAAAGTAACATGGCAGAACTTACTAGAAATTTCAACAAGGGTGTAATGAATAAGGTCGTTGATGAACGACTTATACCCGATGGCCAATATATTGATGCGCTCAATGTGCGCATGGGGTCTACTGAGCAGAAGAGCATTGGTGCAATTGAGAACACAAAGGGCAACGTAAAGTTTACCAATTTGATTTACATTGATGGCACTCCTCTTAGCGATAAAGCGCGTACAATTGGTGCGTTTGAGGATGGTGCAAATGAGACCATTTATTGGTTTGTACATGACTCAGGATTTGGTGTAGGAGCTACAGGCAAGCTTGACTTGATTGTATCGTTCAATGTACTTACAAGCATACTCACGTATAACGTAATTAGTATTGACGATGGCGATGGTATAAATACCACGCTAAACTTCAATCCTAAATATGTCATTACAGGCATCAATAAAATTGACGACCTATTGTTTTGGACGGATGACTACAATCCACCGAGATTTATTAATGTCACCGAGAACTATCCAAACCCTTCTTCAACAAACATTGACTACTACATACCATCTTTAACGGCATCTTTCCCTGAGATATTAAAAGAAAAGCTTCAGGTTATAAAAAGACCGCCTGTTGAGTCTCCTGAGATTCAATTGACAAATGTACCGGGTCAAGAAAACTTTTTGAGTGAGCGATTTATTTGCTTTGCTTACCGATACCGATATGCAGACAATCAATACTCTGCAATATCTCAATTTAGTCCGCCTGCATTCATTCCTGAGAACTTTGATTTTAGCGATGATAGCTACCTCAATAATGGTATGGTTAATGCATTTAATACTGCTATTATCACCTACAATACAGGTGGCCCATTGGTAGTTGGTGTTGACCTTCTCTTCAAAGAAATGGAGAGTAATGTCATTAGGGTTATTGAGAAGTTAAATAAGTCTACACTTGGTTTATTAGACAATACTGACTACACATACAACTTTACAAACAGCAAGATATTCACAGTTCTTCCTGAGTCTGAGATACTTAGGTTGTATGATAACGTCCCTCTTTTGGCTAAGGCTCAAACAATTATGGGCAACCGACTAATGTATGGGAACTACTTGGAAGGTTATGACCTTATTGACAAGAATGGCAATCCTGTAAAGCTTGAGTATACTACTAGATTGCAGTCAGATGCAATTGGTTTAGACTTATTGATAAATGAAACTTTAGATGCTAATTATAGCATTAACGGATCAGTAACAGTGTCAAATGGTTTATTAGATGTTGATTTATCAGGAATAAACTTGACTGCAGGATCATCAATTACCATTGACTTTTCTCTTGCGCATTTTTCATTTAGTGGTAGTACGCCTGCCCCTACTCAGACAAATGCAAATGTAGAGGTATCGTTTACATACTATTTGCCAAATAACTTTGCTACAGTATTTGATATGGTGTCTGATACGTCATTTCAAGATGCTATTGGAACCTTGGCAAATATTCAGACAATGCCAAATGCTTGTTTGGGCGTGACTCTTTCTGATGTATTTAACTGTGCTATGGCACAAAACTTAAATACGTACATAAAGTCCACAAGTGGTATAAATACTGCCAACTTATTGGTGTCAGCTACAACTGTATTTGGAAGTGACATAATATCGTTCCAATTTCCTGCAGTTGCTTATGTAGATAGCTTAGTATCACCTACTTATACTGCGTATGAGTATATGAAAATAAGCTCAGCTGAAGCTGTATTTCAGACAATATCTCAAAACCAAAGCTTGCATAGCAATCGTGACTATGAGATTGGTATTGTGTATATGGATGACTTTAATCGCTCTACCACAGCATTAGTTAGTCAGTATAATACTGAGCACGTTCCATGCGCAAATTCAAATACCAAGAATAGAATCTTTGTAACAATCCCTGACTTTCAAATTGCACCATATTGGGCAACTAGGTATAAGCTTGTCATTAAAGCAGACAGGGATAACTATGAGACCATTTACAGCAATATATTCTTTGTTGATCCTGATACGTCAAATGCGTATTTTTTACTAGAGGGTGAGAACACTAGAAAGGTTGAGGTTGGAAGTAGATTGATTGTGAAAAGAGACAGCTCAGGTGCTGTTGACAATTGTGCATACGCCACTGTATTGGAGAAGGAATCTCAGCCTGCTGACTTTATAAAAATACCTAGTCCTTCAGTACCATCTACAGATATTCCAATACCTGCAGGTGTTTACATGAAAATAAAACCAAATGACTTTAATGTTCAGTTTACTGAGAATGCATTCATTACTGAAGGTAATAAATTTGTTGAAGTAAAGAACAATGGCCAATTCCCTAAGTTGATATATCCAATGAACTTAGAGGATCCTGCTAACCCCGGCTTTTATGTGGATTACGACATACCTCAAGGAACAATAATTAAGTTCACAATAAAATTCAAAAGAGGAAAAGAAGGCGGTGGTGGTAACACCTGTGAGACTAGAATTTATACGCTAGAGAAACAGATGGTATCACAAAACAATTACACCAATATGTACAATTGGTTTATTGGTGATAATGTGGCTAGTGTGTTAGACGATGGCATTCCTTATTTAAGTAATACATCAGCTTGTGCTATTCAAAATACATTTATATCATCTCTTGCATCTTCACCTGCCGGACTACCAACTAATGAATGTATAAATTACTACCAATTTTACAGAGATGTTCCATCAAATCTCTTGGCATTAGCAATTAATGGTACAGAGGCTTGTGGATCAAAAAACTCAAGTGTTGAGGCAATATTTGAAATATATAGAGCTGAAAGCATATTTGTATTTGAGACTGAGCCATCTGATACTTTGCCTGACGTATTCTTTGAAAATGACCTTTCATTTGAAATTGACTCACTTGGTCAACATAAAGGAAATGTATTAAACCAAAATTTTGCGCTAAGTACGCCTGCTGTTATTGACACAGGCTTCTTTAACTGCTATGCATTTGGTAATGGTGTTGAGAGCTATAAAGTTCGTGACTCAATCATTGGTAATTTCATTACACTTGGCAATAAGGTCACAACAATATCAGCTGAAGACTACAGAGCTATAAGAAGATACGCTGACATCACGTACAGTGGTATTTACAACAATGAGAGCAACGTAAACAAGCTGAATGAATTCAACCTTGGCTTACTAAACTTTAAGCAGTTAGAGCGCTTGTTTGGCCCAATCTACATTATGGACGCTCGTCAGACTGACGTGCTTGTATTGCAAGAGGACAAAATCTCATATGTGCTTGCCGATAAAAACTTGCTATCTGATGCTGCAGGAGGTGGTGCTTTGACATCAGTGCCTGAGGTATTGGGAACTCAAGTTGCCCGCGTAGAGAAGTATGGTATCTCATTCAACCCTGAAAGTTACATCCAATGGGGAGAGGACAGGTATTTCACTGACGTTAAGCGCGGAGCAGTAATTAACCTAAAAGACTCTGAGACAGGATTAAGCCAATTGCAAGTTATCTCAGAGTCAGGTATGTCTACTTGGTTTAGAGATTTGTTTATTACTGACTTTGACACACAAAAGCTTGGAGCTTACGACCCATACTCAAAAGAGTATGTGCTTAGCTCAAATGAGATAAAAATACCAACTGTTGACGAGTGTTTAGCTTGTGGCTTTACTCAAGAATTTGTATTCACAGAAAGTAAAAAAACATTTAATTACTGTGTAAATGTAGGTCAACTTGTTGGTGACGTTGAGATTCAGTACAATGTCACTTCAATAGAGCCTGATGAAGAATTTGCGATATCAGCAGAATACAATGGCACTTCTTATACAACAGGATTTACTGTATTTAGCGGAACGTTAACGATAGATAAAGATAGCAATGCAGAGGATGTGGTCAATGTTGCCATAGAAACAACAGGAGCTGTCGTAATTGAGATTACTGTAAACTGTCCTATTGCAAATCAGCTTAAAATTGTTGAGGTTGTGTTAACAGAAAACGCGAAAACAGGACAGAGTATATTTACTCAGTGGAGATATACTGACGGTCCTTTCGTTGGGTCTCTTCAAAATACGCCTGTAACATTTGCTACAGGAGTCAATCCTGTGGTGTCAAGATTTAATATAACCACGGGTCTTCAAGGTTCAGCAAGTATACCAACAAATGGCAGCACTGTAAGGATTGCTACAAATAAGTTCTTCCCTACAAACTTTGACTTTGATCCTTCTCAAAACAAATTCAGATACCTACGCACAAATACTTTTTACAATAACAATACTATTGACATTAACAACTTAGTTGTAGATGCATCGGTGGGCACTACAGCAGGAGCAGGCATATACTACTATGCTGATGTTCCGGCAGGCACAACAGGTGATTACTTGTATCTCATTTGGGACCTTCGTAGTGTGTATGAACTTGACTTATGTTACTCAGAAGACCCGCTTAGTATACAATTCGTATGCTGCGAGTGCAACGTTTGTACTGACCCATGCCGCGAGTGGACTCTTGAAAATGTTGGTGAGGGCACAGCGCAAGTTGGATTTACTAATTGCAGCGGTACACGCCAAACAATTTCAGTAGCTGAGGGATTAAGTATAGTAATTTGCGGATTGCGATCAGATCCACCAACAGTTATAACAGGTGGGGTATACATAACAGTGTATCAGGAATGTGGATGTAGAGAATAAAATTAATTGATATGCCATACTATTTAGACGGACCAACATTAGCGCAAGCTACAGCAATATATACAGATGTAACATTAACAATATGCGCTGATGACGGCGTATATTCTGATGGGTCGATTACACGTGTCTTAAGCGGGTGCGTATTGAGCTCAGCAAAACCATGTCCATCATGCGGATTCCAATGTGATTCAGAATTTAATTTACAAAAATCAGATTCTGAAGTTGGAGTTTTTAAAACAACAGTTAACTTAGGTAGTGACATTGGCGATATTGGCGCTGTAATTATTTCATTTGACCCTGCAAATCATCCAAAGGGATTTAAAGCCATATACGATGGCATTACTTACAATAGTTTTAGCTCTCCTATATACGGATATTCGACAGCTCCAACAGGTCTACCTGTATATATAGGAGACCAAGATGGTGACTGTGGAATTACAACATCATCATTTATAGCAGGTAATTTTGATTGGGATGGTTCTATTTATAGTTATGATGGAACTACATCAATTATAAGTGTATTGCCATCTCAGATGAATCTGACAATAAATTCTCCGGGTTTATGCATAATGGTAATACCAAAAGTAAACTTAAGCCCGGCATCATTGGATATTATTGTTGAAAACCCATGCAGCTATGGCTTTGATCTTAGTGTAAGCTGCCCTACTGCATTGTACCCCACCCAAACTAGTCAGGTTGCAATAACACCAACTGTTGTGTGTGGTCTAGAGGATAACTTGACATACTACAATTACCCTGTCAATGGTGACGGCACAACACTTGGGCTATTTGATTGGGTGTTCTTGGACCCTTACGGTGAGTCAGTGGTAACTGATGGATACTACTACGCACCTACAATGCTTCCGGGTTCATATGATTGGTTTTTAGCGCAAAATGGTGTCATTATTCAAATGGGGCAGTGTGAGTTTGAGCGCTATATCATAAGAAGATGTGCTACAGGTGAAGACTTTGTCGCTGACTCAAGCATAGCCCTTACAATAGGTGACCTTGTCACAGTGTCAGATATTGCATATTTTGGATGCGTATTTAATGTTGTTGGCCAAACAAATGACCCATTTGTTTTGACTGTTGATGCCATATCTACATACGAGGCTTGCTCTGATATTTGCTCTTTATATTCAGTGAATAACATGACAGCATCTAGTCATAGTGGAGTATACATTAATTGTGCGGGAACAACAACTACATTTACTATAGCTCCTTACACTATTGACTACATTTGTGCTAGATCAGAAAGTATAACAATTGACACTAGTCCAAGCGGAGTAACTATTGAAATTAACGATTGTAATTGCCCTTCATAATATGGAATACACACTAACATATAGCGATAATTCAGGCGGTTGGCCATCATTCTATTCCTACATTCCTGATTGGATGATTGGAATGAACAACTATTTCTATACATTCAAAGGTGGTAACTTATACCGCCATAATGTAAATGCCATAAGAAACAACTTTTATGGTCAGCAGTACACGTCAATAATGAAAAGTGTATTTAATGATGCTCCACTAGAAAACAAGTTGTTTAAAACACTTGCACTTCAGGGTGATGACAGATGGGAGGCCATTCCAATTGAAACTGATATTCAGAACAGTGGATATATTGAGGAGGCTTGGTTTGAGAAAAAAGAGCAGGTGTTTTTTGCATTCATCAGAAACTCAGGTAGCGTACCTGCGCAAGCTGATGAGTACGCACTTCGCTCACTTAATGGTGTTGGAAGAAGTATTGTGGTAACAGGTCCCGCAGCAGCCACTCAGATTCAGTTCTCAATATCTCCTCTGATTGCCATTGGAAGTATTGCAAGCGTGGGTGACTACCTATACTATGCTCTTCCACCTTCATTTTCAACACCTGTGTTGTGTGGAGAAATTACCAACATTGTGCAAAATTACCCTGCAGGTGACAACTACTTTGAGGTTGACACCACTGTTACAAGTGGGTCTGTACCACCTATTCAAAATGCATATTTCTTGTATATCAAGAACTCAGTAGCTGAGTCACACGGGGTGCTCGGGCACTATTGTCTATTTACATTGGAGAATGACAATACAGCCAAAGTTGAGCTTTTTGCCGTGCAGTCAGAGGTTATGAAGAGTTTCCCTTAAAAAACTTATCTTTGTATTAATAAATATATAAAAAATGCCGGTAGGATTCGCAGCAATAGCAGCTATAGGTGGCATAGCCTCAACTGCTTTAACAACAGGATTTTCAATCAATGATTTGATTAAGTCAAAAAAACTTCAGAAAGAAGCTGACGCTGAAGCTGAAAAAGCTATGGCTGAGGCAAGAAAACTTCTTGACATAAATGTATATGATGCATTGAACATCCAAATGAAACCATATGAGCTTGAGCGTGAGGCCGCATTGACCACAGGCGCGCAGCTTATTGAGGCAGGAAGAGAAAGTGAGAGAGGCGCTGCTGCAATGGCAGGTCGCATTCAAGCCAATCAGCAGAATTTAAACCGTGACATTCAAACTCGTATGGGTAAAGAGATGGCTGACCTTGAAAAACTGTCAGCTGCTGAAGACTCAAGATTAAGAGACATCAGATCACAGCTTTACTTGGATGAGGTTGAGGGTGCACAAGTTGCATCAGCAATGTATGACGAGCGTGCTGCACAGGCAGCTAGAGGAGCTATCTCAGGTGTTACTAGTATGATTGGTCAGGCAGCTAAATTACCTGCGTTATATGGGACAAATGTTAAGGCTGAGCAAGCAGGTTTTGCTAATTTAAATTTAAATGCTGATCAATTAAAGGCATTAGGAAATGTTGATTATTCAGGGTTAGGTACAGCTGAGGCAGCTGCACAACCAATGGGTATGGGTCCATTTAATGCAGGAGAAGGAATGTTTGTTCCTACTGCTGTTTCAAACTTTGACCCTAAAATGATTAGTCAAATGCCTGCAAGTGAATACAAAAAATTCATTGAAACTCTTAGTCCTGAGCAAATGAGTATTATATTCCAAGATCCAAAATTCAAAAAAGCATATGATACTGCAGTACAGCAGCAATCTAATTTTTTAGGGATATCACCATTCTGATTATAACACATGGCTAAGACATTTTACAAATACGCGGAAAGAAGCGCTGAGTCACAAATAAATTGGGCTGAGGTAGGTAAGAACGTCACTGAAATGTTGTCCACTGAGGCGGCATTGCGTGAAGAAAAGAAGGCTGCTATTGATGAGGCATCTCGCCAATTTGGCAATGTGTTATCAAATGCACCACAAGGTGATTTCCAAAGCGCCAATGAGTGGACACTAAACTTTGCCAATGATGCTGCACAACAAAGATTAATACAGGACAGACTACTTAAGAGTGGTCGAATGAATTTGAAAGATTACACTGTTCAGCGCCAAAACTTGAATGATAGCACAAACCAATTGTTTGCTATATCAAAAGAATACCAAGATAAATACAAAGATGCTGTTGAGCGATACAACGGTGACAAATCTCAGGAGTTCGAGATTTGGCTTACAAAGCAAGCTGAGGGCCTTAGCAACTTTACAAATACCAAGGCGTACATTAACCCTACGAATGGTCAGGTGAGCATTGCTCAGATGAAAAGAGTTAAGGGTGCTGACGGCAAAGAGGTAATGGTTATGGATGACAATCCTGACAACTACGTTACCGTCAATCAGCTTCGCAATCGCATGAATGTAAAGCTTGATAAGTACCAATACCAAACTGCTGTGGATGAGCAAGTTGCATCTTTGGGTGAGGTTGTTCTTACTAATGTAACCAAGCTTAAGGGTGCATATAGAATGCTTAAGATTGAGGAGTTTACTGACCCAACCAAGAGAGAGCGCTTAACTGATGAAGAGAAGCAGGTGGTAACCACATATATGGATTGGGAGGACAATATGATTAAGTCTGAATTGGCTAATCCGTTCAATCAACTTGGTTTATTGACTGACGCAATTAATAAGGTGCCGGGCACAAATGACTTCTATGATTTCACATTTGACGCTGAGTTGGCCAAGACCAATCCAAAGTACATTTATATGAAAGACGATGGCTCAGGTATGCCACGTCCTGAATTCACTGAGGAGCAAAATAAAGTTGCTGCTGACTTCTTGCGTACTCAAACACGCAATAGCCTAGACCAAAAAACGAAAGTTGACCTACAGGCAGAGCCATCAATCCAATATGCTCCAAACTATGGTGCAGGCGCAAGAGCAAGTGCAGGTGCAGGTGAGGAGCAGAAGAGAAATATTACTTACTACGAGCGTGCAAACAATGCGTTAAGAACAGGTAACCTATCCGCATTAAACAATACTGACTTTACATTTATATTTAAAGAAGGTGAGAATGGTGGGGCAAATAGAATACTTGTTGCAGCAAATCCTAGCCCCGGTCAAAGTGTTAGTACTGAGAATGAAGACTCGTTCAAAGAAATATTCAATGCTGATGACTTAGCTCCATACCTAACAGGTATTGACCCTAAGAAGGCAACTGAACTATACAGATCAGGAAAGAAAGGATTCAAGGATGCCAATGGTTTTGAGTTATTTGCTACATACAATGAGGGAGACAATGAATTAGATGTGTTTGATCCATCTATTTATACTGAGGAAGCATATAACATACGTAGAAATAGAGGTAAGTCTAAGCCTAAGCAATCAGGTGGCGGAGTAAGGACTACGAAGATAAAGACATCAGGGTCTAGTAGTTCCGCTCCCGGAGATGATATATTCTAAAAAATAGTAACTTTACGTTATGAATGATAAGCTACAACAGTTATACGATTTGTATAAGCAAAAGGGTATTATAAATACTACTGATTTCAATACGTTTGCCGCAGCCAATGATGCTCAAAGACAAAAGTTGTATGACTTGGGCGTGCAAAAAGGATTGTTTAATACCACTGATTTCAATACGTTTAACACAGCTTGGGGTGGCGCTCAGCAAGAACCTTTAAAAAAAAAAGAACCTACCGTATCGGTTTCCAAATCGGGAAAACCTACATCGGGTTCTTCTTCGCGATGGGATGATGTTACTGTTGAACCTAGTTCAAAAAAGAAATATAGAACTGATGATTATATAGATCAGGTTCAGAACTATCAATCAAAACAAAAACGCACAAAGACAGAGTTTGCTGATAAATATGTTCCTACAGCAAAAGAAAGAGAACTTGGCGCAATAAGTACTGATGAGGCCATGCAAATGATGGCTGAAGACTTTGGTAAAAAAGAGTTTGAACTTTACTCTCAGATATCTGATATTGACCCAAATGTTTTGGGTGAAGGCAAGGCAAGCGCTGTTGATTATTTAAACAATAAGTTTAAAGGCAGTGGTTTTGTTTTTGAAAAAGGAGTTGTAGGAGAGTCAGGAAATTCCATTATAATAAAGAGCACATTAAACGATGGGTTTGGAACAGTTGTCAACAAAAAGACAATTGAACTACCCACTGAGCGTGTCCTAAGTATTGGTGGATTTGATGAGGAAGGAGCTAAAAATGCTCAAAAGGAGATAGCTGATTTTATGAATCAAGCGTTCCTAAAAAAATCTGAAAAAGAATTTTTAAGCAAGGAGGTCAATGACTACGGCCAATTGGTTAAATTAGCCGCTAGTAATCCACAAAAATACGGGGAAGAATTCCTTAATCAATATGATAGTGAGCGATGGTTGGATGAACAATATCGTGACCTAGTAATTGAAGGAAAAAGCATTCAGAGAGAGAAGCAAACTCTTCAAAGTGAAATTGATGCTTATAGAAAAAGCGGTGTGTTTAATGCCGAGACTGAGAGATTGATAAGCTCTAGACAGGCTAATCTACAAAACCAAATTGAGGCCAATGCTACAAAGTATGAGGACCTAAAAGACATCTCAACAAAGCTTCCAAAAGCTGCGGCTGTTTACTTTCAGAAAAAAGAAAAGGAAGGAAACTTGGCAGGTTTAATTGGAAGACAAGTTATTGGAGGTTTTACCGGAATTCCAAAAATGATAGCTACCACAGGGGTAGATATTGCTCCTGCATTAATACCATCTAAATACCTCATTCCTGAAGTTCAGCAAGTAAGGTTGAAGGCTAGTGGTATGAGTGAAGCTGATATAAGAGATTATGCAGCCAAGCAAGTAAGACAGGGTGTATTAGAGGAAGGCCTACAGGCAACCAAGGATATTTTTTCACTTGGCACAACTGAAGAATATGTTCAATCACAAGATAGAGGTGATTTAGAAAAAGTAGCTTCATTCTTAGCTGAGAGTATTGGTACAGCAGTAAGTGGTGGTGGTAACCCATTGCTAACTAAATTGGCTTTCTTCTCGCAATCATATAACGCCATTGAGGATGAGATGAACTCTCCTGAATTTGACGGTATGAGTCAGATGGAGAAGAAGATTATGTCAGTACCTTATGGTTTAGTAATCGGTGCTCTTGACAGACTTGGTTTCAATGTAGCAACTAAGATTGGAAGCAATCCTGTTTTAAACAAGCTTATCACAAACACAATTGCTAACGCATTTACATCAATACCAAAGAATGCTTCGATTGAAGTGATGGAGCAAGCGATTAAAGAAAGTCTAACAGCTACTATAGCTAAGACAGGTTTACAAATTGCAGGCGGTTCATTAGTTGAAGGTACAACTGAAGGCGTTCAGTCATTAGCTGAGTACGGAATGAAAAACCTGTACAACAATTTTGTTGCGGACAAAGAAGTATTCCAAGATGTCCCTGACATTACGACAAAAGAGGGTTTTGACAAAGCATTAGGAGCTGCCAAAGAAGAGTTCTATTACGGCGCTTTAGGTGGTGCAATTATGTCTACAGGTGGTGTTGCATTAGAGTCCATCGCAAAAGGGTTTAACAAAGGTGCTGAGGAGTTTGACTTCTTCAGTAAAGTAATTGACGACCCTAACCTAAGAGCTCTTATTCAGACTGACATCAAAACAAAGATAACATCAGGTGAGATTACCAAAGCGCAAGCTGCGGAGCAAATTGATGCCATCAATAAATCTGTATCTATATTAAACCAAATGCCTGCAGACTTGTCAAATGACAGGAAGATGGAGGCTTACAATTTAATACTAGAGAAGAACAAGATTGACAAAGAAATTGACGGGAAAGACCCGAACCTCGTAAAGCCTCAGACTGAGAGAGTTAGCGAGATTAATAATCGTTTACAACAAATAGCACAAGAAAATGCCGTTCAAAAGCAAAGCGCAAATGCGGTTCCTGTTCAGTCAGAAACCGGAGTTGGCCAAGAAGTGGAGGGAGGAGTACCCCAATCAGAAACTCAAGGGATTACCGGAGAAGTTGTCGGACAAGAGGCTCAAGGTCAGCAAGCTAAAACAAAGCTCACTGAAGAAGAAAGGCAAGTCATTATAGATGACTTTGTTGAGAGGGAAAGAGAAATAATAAAAAATAATGATTTTCTGACAGAGGAAGAAAAGCAAAACTCATTAACAAGTCTTGAGTCGGACCCAATTGCTTATGCTGAATCTGAGATTGAACAATCTTTGAATTTCAATGCATCTGATTTTTTAAGAGACTTAGCTCCTACTCAAGAGGTACCTGTTGCTAAAGAAAACGTACAAGAAAAAGCAGTTCAATTTAAAGAAATTGGAAATCAAGCAAAAGAAAAAGGTAATGGCAAGATAATCGGGCAATGGCTTTTAGATAATTCAAATAAAGGAGATACAATTTTAGATGAAGATGGTAATGGTTTTGAAGTAACAGAAAAATCTAAAGATGGTAGCCTTACATTAGTTCCTTTTGAATTAGATGAAAATAATAATAAAGATTATAATTATCAGGGAACAAGAGTTGTATCTAATGTAAAATTAAATCAAGGAGATTTATTTGAATACTCTTATACTGATTCAAGTGGAAATAGAGTTGTTAAACAATACACCTATAACCCTGCCATGCAGGCAGGGAAAACACAAGCAGCGCCTGTAGCAGTAGCTGAAGAAGCTCCTGTGGTTACAGAAGCTGCAGTAACTCCTGAGATAGACCCGAATGAGAAGTTCACGTTTGCTGAAGACAAAGTTCCTGCGGCGCTGAAAGGCGTTAAGCCAATTGGCAGAACAGAGGTAGGCAAAAGAGGGTTCTTGGGAATAAGAAGAGGTAAGCCAACTGTTACACTAACATATAGCGGTCAGCAATTAATTGACGCAGGAATAAATCAATCAACTATACAAAATGAAGAATTCACCAAAACATCCGAGCGTACTGAAGCTCAAGCAAGACCCGAAAATGATGGACGCGCTGACCAAGCTGTACGAGAAAATGCAAAAAGAGAAAATGTCAAAACCTCAATCCAAAGGTTAAGAGACCAAGGTTTATTGGTTACCGCTAAAGCAAAAGGCGGTAAGATGACTGACGCTGAGATTAATGCGTTTATGGCTTTATCTGACGCAATGGCTAAGGTTTGGAAGCAGACAACAGGTCAGGACAATTTCTACGATACATTCATTGACCAAGTTAAGCAAGGTGACTTGAATGCCATCAAGGAGAAAGGTGGTGTCTTGTTCCAAAATATTGAGATTCCTCAAAGACCTATTAGCCGTGTTACATTAGCTGTATTTGAACTTCCTGAGTTCAAGCAAATGATAGGCAAAGAGGTATCAGTTGAGCAGGTTCGCAACATGATTAAGTCTCGTGGTAAGCAAATTGAGAAGGACATCATTAACGAAGTTCTTTCTTATGATAAATATCAGGAGAAGAAAATGATGTTCGATGTATTCAGAAATGATGTTGAGATTCAGTTGATGAAACTTGAACCAATCACTACTGCTACATATGCCACATATGGTATGGACAACTTGGGCAAGGATCAGAACTATGGAAATGCAGAGACAATTGTATTTAATACTCCTGTAGACCATGGTTATACGGGTCACTTCGGTTCAGACTTCTCATATGGTAACCTTGGCTCATCAACTCGTTGGGAGATTCGACAATTGCCGGGTGTTAACCAATATGTTGCAATTGATGCTGACATGCCATCAGGGTTGGTAGGTGATCAAATTGCTGAGTACGTTGGTACAGCAGGAAGTAAAGAAAGCGTTGAGAAATGGGTTGAAAAACGAAAAGACATACTGAGTGATGAGCTTAACGTTGGTCTATTCGGTCATATCAGATCTTGGTTTAATAAGGGAACAGGTGTATTCACACTAGCTGAAGCTCAGAGCGATTGGTTTCAAAAGAAAAAACCTGCTGATATATTCTCTTCAGAATTGACTGAAGAAAAGAAGGCTGAAATTCAGACTAAAGCAAAAAAAGCTGCTGAAGCAGAAATAGAAAAACTTGCTAATAATTTAGGTGAATTAAATAAATCTGCTTCTGAAAGATATGGATTATCAGTAGATTTAAAAAAGGAAACAGGTGATGGTTATTACGAACTTATTGCTACTGTAAAAGATTCAAATGGAGATATTTTATTAAAAGATGCAAGAACATTTATAGAAGACGCTCCTCATGGTATATACAATGAACAAGAATTAACAACTTCTGCTTTAATTGGAGCTATTGACACTGAAATAGCGGGTGACCCTTCAAATAAATATAATGCTTTATTACTTAATAAAGCAAAAGAATTTAAAGATATTACTGAGCAGGAATTAAAAGATATTGACACTATATTAGATTATAATTCTAAAACAAATTATCTTTCATTGACACGTAAAGAGCAAGAGAATGTAATTAGTAATTTAGAAAGACAAATAAATAAGTGGAAAGAGGTAAGAGATAATGTTAGGAATAATAGGGAATTTGAAGAAGCTGAAAAGAATATATCTGAATTACAAAATCAAATAAGATTATTAAATCCTAATGAAAGAATGCTTATACTACTATCTCATGGTAGAAAAGTTATTTATAAAGACGTTAAATTCCTAAATGATGAACTAAATTCTTCAGATTATGATCGTGGCAATGAATTATCAAAACAAAGAAAAATAGCCGAAATCAACGCTATTGAAGAAATAAAGAACTCAAAGAAAGGTGA